TCTTTGACCATAGTTGCGCGTGTTTCAGCCCACGCACAAGATCAATAACAGCACGTTGCTCACGTGATGATGTGATAGCAGCCGCATCTAGGAAAGCCCACGCATCGCGCTCTTCGGGTATGACCGTTAGCCCCTTCGGATTACGCAATGAAAGCAGGTTATATCGTGCTGATCTTACGCTCACGTTGCAAGCTCACAACCAAAAGCAGAAAACGAAATAGACGTTGCATTGGATGACCGCACCGTGATGACATCAGTAGCTGCAAGCGTTATGCCTAGCACTAGCGTTGTCGAGTCGTTAGCGTTTACCGTTACGTCGTAAGCTATGTAATGCTGGTTAGCAATGGAAGCACCCGCAGGTCTGACAGCCACGCGGTACGTGTAAGCCGTCGCTGTGATGTTAGCAATCGTAATGCACGACACGACCGTCTCGGTTGAAGATGGTACGGTGTATAGGTCGGTTGCGTTCGTGTTAGCTGGGCAGGATTGCCCAAGCACTTTATAGACTTGTCCGCTTGGCATTATGCCCCCATTAAAAGAAAAGGATGCAACGGCGTTACAGAACTACCACCACCAGAAGGCACAGCCCACGTTTGGTCACCACGTAGAAACGTCGTGCTATCAGCCGTACCAGTAGCGAGCCGTGCGGTTGCTACCGTTCCGGTCGTAATGTCGCTTGCGTCGATGTTGATCTCGTCACCGCTCTGCAGTTCCTGAATTTGACCAGACGCTAGGACTAATGGTTTCTTGACTGCCATAAATTAGGCCAGCGTAATTGGTTGCTGTTCTTCAAAGTTGATCTCGGTTGCTGACAGAGCGATGCCGATCTCTTGTGAGATATAGGTTGCTGTTGTCGGAGCCGTTGCCGTTGCTGCGCCCGCCGTCGCTCCGCTCAAATAGTAAGGAGCGCCGGGTGTCAAACCTGTAAGACCTGTGATCGTACCATCGAGGTACACAGTTGCGTTGTTAGGCGATGTGGAGTTTGTAATCACAAAGCCAACAGCACGTCGTCCATTGCTTGCGTCTGCCTTGCGTGCCTTGATTGTGCCGCCATCGTTAAACAGATTTACGAGGTTGCCAGCCGATAGGTTCTCGGTAGTTGCTGCAACCTTAACAGTAGCCCCAATACCTGTTGGCAATACCGAATTGTCCAGCTTACCCGATCCGTCGAGAGCATCAATCTTGCCCGCTTCCGTTGCGCCTGATGATGATACGGTAGCTTCGACTTCTGCGAGCTGGCCGCTGTTATTCTTTATATACTTTTCTGCCATGTTACACCGTTTGAATGATTGTGTCTATGTCGATGATTAGTGTTGTTGCTGTGATTGCTTTTGCTACGTGAACGATGATGCTACCTCCGCTCGGGGCCGTCTGTGTTAGCGTGCCGTTAGCCCCTAGATAGATCGCTCCCTTTGTCCAGTTCCAAGAAGCATCCGTAATCTGTCCGCTTGTTTTGATCGTGATGTTCTGCCCCGTGCTTGCCGCGGTCGTGCTTATCCCGATTACTACCGCATTCGCAAGCGAGTCTGGCGTAGCATACTTTGCTAAGCCGCTAGAATCCGTTGTAATGCATCGCAAAGCGGACAAGCTAGTAGATGCTACCAGCGTGGTATCAATCGCCGCAGGCACGATTCCGCCGCTTACAATATCTAGCACTACATCGTACTGCTTGATATCTACGCTTACCGTGTCTTGCCTTACGTTGATGGTGCTCACGTTGTCACCTCATCCACTACGGTAACATCGCCGCGCAAAAGCTCGGTCACAACGCCGCTAATCGTAACTTCAAGATCCCACTTGTATTCGGTCGTAGTCACAAGGGCTGCCGTCTCTGCGCTCGTAAGCACAATGCTAAACGTGCCTGCCGATGCGCTCACGATCGTGCATGTAAACGTAGCGGCAAGCGTGCCCGATACTGTGCGCACTTGAGCCGCGAACGTATAGCCCGTGATATTCTGAACAGCGCCGTTGACTTTGTAAGTAAGTGTGCGAGCAAAAGCCCCACCCTTGCGTATCTGCAAGTCAACTCTTGCGCCTGCGTTGGATAGTGTTATCATGTGCTTTCAAGTGAGATCACCACGAGGCCCGTAGGCCCCGTAGTCATGTCACTTTAGACAATCAGATTAGCTGCAAGACCGCGCTGCGTAGCGTTGTCTTCCGTTGTCAAGCTGTTGTAAAGATGAGCTGTGCAAGCACCGAATGTACCAGCAGAGCCATCGCCAGCCGTAGCAACTACATCGAGATAACGCTTGCGGCCTTTGAGGTCGATGAAGAATCCGAAGATCTTGTTGTCATCATCTGCGCTCGGAAGTGCCGGAGCACCTGTTACGCCATATACAGCACCTGTAATATCAGCGGCTCCGCTCATGCCTGCATCGTCTGACTCTTGAATCTTAAGAGCAGTCATAGCAATGTCAGTTGCGCCGAGTGCAAAGTATACAGCTACCTTATTGAAGCCGATGGTGTCGATTGTAGTTGTAGCGAACGAAGCGTTATCCTTGATAGCGGCAGGCGGCGTTACGTTTACAACCTTTACGTTTTGCAAGTTATTCATTGGGTCACCTTATGAGTTCTTTGTTACAAGAGCTGCAAGCGCGCCGCGTTGACGTGCCGATGCTGTTGTTGAAGCGTTACCGATGTTCCACCAGTTTACGCCGTAGCGAGCTGTGGACTTGTTGTACTGCGTGTCTGTCAGGAAGCCTACTTCTTGTGAGCTTGTGATCGATAGACCGCGACGATCGCCAAACAAACCAGCTTGAGCAGCATCACCATAGAACAGTACGAACTGGCTGTTCTCTGCTGTAAGAAGCGGCGTGTAAAGCTCATCTGTGAAGACAACTTCAGCACCGTTAAAGAACTGACGTGTTACGCCGTCTACAAGCTGCGTAGTTGTGTTGCCACCTGATGTTTGGATAAGAGGTACGATCGTACCGTACCATACTTGCGATGGAACGTAGAAGCGGTTATTCATTCCGGGGAATGTGGCAACCTTTGCCTGCGTCTTGATAATATCGCCAAGTGTGATAGTAGCGAGCGTTGCGCCTGATGCTACCTGTACGCCGGCTGCATATACCTTGTTGTTGTCAGTAGCCCATGTGCCGCCAACTCCAGTTACAAGCTGCTTGAATGATTCGGTCAAACCTACAAGGCCGTTGTATGTCGAAGTACCATCGCCCAAGAAAGCTACCTTGTCTTCTTGTACAGCGTGTGCATAGCCGTGATCCTTTGCGATCTCTTCTGCGATTGCAGCGTATGAATCTTCGCCGAGCTCAATCGTGTTCTGCGTAAGAGCACCGAACTTCTTTGCTGTAAGTTGTACGCCGCTGAACTGCACATCTGACTCTGTATATGTCTGGCCTTCGCCAAGTGCGTATACAGCCGTGCCGCCTACGTTGCGATTTACTGTACGTGTCTCGCTGTTCATGGATACTACGTCCATGATACCACGAGCTACGCCGCGCTCTTCGCGATAATAAAGGATAGCTTGATCCAGTTCGTCAACAACAGTCAAACCACCAAGCGAGTTGTTGGTTGTTGCCATCGTCTTCTGCATTGGCACGCCGTTCTCTTTGCACCATTGAGCCGAGCTAGCATCGCCGAGGCAAGCTGCAATCTGGCGTCCTGCCTTGTATGCCGCTGCTCCTGCTTCGCTGCCAAACTGCTTGAATGCTTTGCCGCGGTAGTGCTGGCCTGTGATCTTTGCGCCTTCTGCAACGAATCCAGAAGGTACTGGGGCCGCTGTCTTGAGTGCGTTAAGATCTGAAGCGTTCTTTGTCTTCATATCGTTAAGCGCCTTCTTTTGTTGGATGATTGTCATGATACGAGCGAGCTTGGCTTGTGCCTTTGCTGCGCCTTCTACGGCTGCCGATACCTCTTCAACTTCGGCTGTTTCTTCAGATGCTTCTGCTAGAAGCGCCGCGATCTGTTCGCGGATTGTTGCTACTTCAGCGGCCATTGCTTCCGGTGTCTCAAACGTACCGGCGAGAACGGCATCCAAAGCGGCGAGGATTTCTTCCCACGTCATTAGATTATCTCCATTGTGTTGATTGTTTGCATAAGCGATAGGAGCTGCTTGCGCTTTAACTCCTTATCGTCTGCCTTTGGTATTGGGTCTGTCTCGGCATGTAGCTGATACAGATTTTTTGAGACATCTTTCAATTGATCGGCAAGTGAAAGGATCATGCCTCGGATACGAGAGTTGAGCACACGGCCCGCTTTACTACGCATATCCGCGTATGCGAGTGCGTGCTCT